TTTTTGTTGTAGTTCATTTATATTTCTATCTCTTACTATAAGAGCAATAATTGGTTGTACACCTAGCGACATCGCTTTCTGTGCAACCTCTTTTATTTTGGGAACTTGTCTGACACCATCATAGAAGAAAGGCACACTAACATTAGCACAGAAGAAATCACCCTCAGGAAACTTTAGTTCTTCTGGATATACCCAGTATCTTGCAAAAGGTTCTTGGTCACTTGGAACCCAATACTTATCATGTAAACTCTCCCATCCTACTACGTTGGGGTGTGCTGAGAACAGTCGTGCGAACAGGTGATTTCCAGACCCTTGAGGTCCTGTCACAATCAGTAGTTTTTTCATTGGCATTCCAGTGTCGGATTACTCCACTAACAATAAAGCAATTAGTGATAAGATAAGTAAGAAAGATAATAGATCGAACCAAAAGAACAGCATTGTCATCTTCCTTGGTTTTTTCATCGGAGAACGATCCGAGTGCATATTTCCATATTCTAATCATTCGCAGTGGCAGGGTTTATCTCCACAACGAAGACAGACATCAGGTTGAGGTTTATCTACTTTGTTTGGATTCCATTGAAAGGGAACTCCACTTTTATTACCGTCATCAAGAGGAGACTCTTGAACATATTTGATATACTTTGCATTTGCATCTTGTTCTAATATCTCGTTTACTCTCTCATCATACCATGCTATTGGTATTCCGATGTCAAGTGATTTCAAATATTCTTGTTTGTACAAATATAATAATTCGTAACTAAGGAAAGATGGATTATCAAATTGATGTAGTTGATCAAGAAAGTGTCTAGTTGTAGACTCCTCTCTTATTCTGGATTGTTGATTTTTAAGTATTGTTTTATCCCTACCTATGACTAGGATCTTAGTGGTAAGACCCAACGATTGAGCATTTGTGCAAAACTGCACCACGTTTGGACATCTTTTAGTCCCGTTACTTTTTATGCCAAGTGGGATACTGATAGAGGTAAAGAAATATTGACTCTGCGACCAGTCGAATTTATGCAGTAGGGTTGGATCTTTCCAATACTCTGCAAAGGGTTCGCTAAAACGGTGTGCTTCCCAATAATTGTTCAGCAGACTTTTCCAACCAAATACATCTTGGTGTAGCGATAGAATTTTAGACCAGAGGTGGTTGCCCGAACCTTGCGGTCCCGTGAGCACGACAAGTGTTTTGTTTTTCATAATAAAATTCCCTAACACTAATTATAACATAAATAATCTGGACTGTACATACAGTTACTATAGGTAGATACCAGAATGGCAAATCCAAAGATTAAAATAAAGCGATCTAGTGTCGCTGGCAAGGTTCCACATTACCCCTCAACACTGGACTTAGGGGAATTTGCAATCAACACTGCAGACGGTAAAGTTTTTATTGCAGCAGGTCAAGCAGGTGTTGGAGTCGGAACAACAGTAAGAGAAGTTGGTGTATCAACAGAGAACGTACTAATACAAACTCTACAAGTAGACGGTAATAGTGATCTGAATGGTGCACTAGATGTAGACGGACATACAAACTTAGATAATGCAAGTGTTGCAGGTGTTGTTACATTCACTGGTAATGTAAAATTTGGTGCACAGGTACAAGATGGTGATGGTGGATTTGGTTCTAATGGACAACTCTTCTCATCTGATGGAACTGACACTAAATGGATTTCTGTGGGAGAAATCGCAGCTGGTGCTGCTGCATCTGTTGGTGTCTCTGCTGATAGCACAAACGCTACAAGATTCCCTACATTTGTATCTGGATCAAGTGGAAATAGATTTATAAGAGTAGACTCATCATATAACTACAACCCATCAACTAAAACTTTACAAGTAGCAAAGATAAACCAAATCAATACAGTTGGTTTATCTACCATAGGTGGATACACTTTCCCTCTTATTGCTGATGACGGTGATAATGGACAAGTTCTTGCCACAGATGGAAATGGTACGCTCTCATTTGTAACAGCAGAGAGTGGATCAGGAACAGCAACGACTATATCTCAGAACGCTTACACTGCTACAGCAGGTCAAACAACATTTACACTTCCCAACAAACATAATGATGGCACTAAGACATATCCTGTAGAGGTATTCTTCAATGGTGTAAGAGGTAGAGTTGGTGCAGGTGCGTCATTTGACTATCAACTATCTGGCACTCAACAGATTGTATTCAACAATGGACTTGATGTAGGGACTAGGGTCGTTACCAAAGTTGGTTATGGTCACACTATAGATGAAAGACAATTCACTGCATCACAGGGTGACACTACGTTTACTATTACTGGTGAGCAAGCTGCACAGAATAAGTTTCACTGCTATCTAAATGGTGTGTTACTTAGACGTGGTACTGATTATACTGCTGGATCTCCAGTTGTATTATCTGTAGGAGCATCAGCAGGTGATGAACTTTGTATTATGAATGCTAACGCTGAAGAATTTTTTACTTCTAGTGAAGGTCAAACAAAATTTACCGCAACAGATACAAGCACCACAGCAGATAACACACAAGTTTATTTGAATGGTATCTTTATGGAAATAGGCACAGACTATACTTTAGGTAATCCATCAGTTACAGTCATCAACCCTGTTTCAGGATTGACTGCAGGTGACAACTTTGATATTGTAATCACTCGATAAATAAGAATATGGCAGTAAATTCCAGACAAGATCTTATTGATTATGCTAAGAGGCAACTAGGTGCTCCTGTATTGGAGATCAATGTAGCCGATGAGCAAATTGAAGATAATTTAGATGATACCATAACTTTCTATCAAGATCGTCATTTTGATGGTGTTGAGAAAATGTATTTGAAACATAAGATAACGAAAGATTTTACAGATACTGTGCAAGCAAGTGGACATAGTGGGGCAGAGTCTTCACTTGGTATCACAACCACAACTGCTTCAGGTAATATTACAGGTATAGGTACTACTGTTTTTTCCTTTGAAGAAACACAAAACTATATTCAAATACCAGATGCTGTAATTGGTATTGAGAAAGTATTTAAAGTTGATAGTCGTGCTATAGCGTCTAACATGTTCAACTTGACCTATCAATTATTTTTGAACGAGATATACTACTTCAGTTCTATGGAGTTGATGCAGTACACCATGACAAAGAGATATCTAGAAGACATAGATTTTATATTGCATCCAGATAAACAGATAAGATTCAACAGGAGACAAAATAGATTATACATTGACTCTGACTATAGTAGTATGAAGGAAGATGATTATCTTATTATAGAATGTTATAGAGTATTGAATCCTAACGACTACCCTAAAGTTTACAATGATAGGTGGGTCAAGAGATACTTTACTGCAAAATTAAAGAAACAATGGGGTCAGAATCTTATCAAGTTCCAAGGTGTAAAATTACCAGGTGGCATAGAATTGAATGGGCGAGCAATATATGATGATGGTGTAGCAGAGATGCAAGCGATAGAAGATAAGATGTCAACAGAGTTTGAATTACCACCACTAGACTTTATAGGATAATGAAAACATTCAAACAATTTATAGAAGGACTTGAAGATGATTTTGGTGCAATCGGTAAAGCACGAGATGATGAAGCAAAAGATCCTATCAAAGGAGGAGGATCAATAGTAAATAAGAAAAAAGGTAAAAAACTTTTAGATAGATTGCTAGGTCCTTTTACAGATAAAGTATAATGGCACTCAACCCGTTCTTTTTACAAGGTAGTAAGGGTGAGCAAACGCTCTTACAGGAATTATCTAACGAACAGATTAGAATGCATGGTATTGAGTTTATATACATGCCTCGTGTTCTTGTAAAAGATTCTAGTGTGATGCGTGAAATCACAAGTTCTAAATTTGATAGATCATTTCCAATAGAAGGATACATATCATCTTATGAAGGGTTTGATGCTGGATATAATTTACTCACAAAATTTGGCGTAAGATCTACTGCAGAGATGAAGATTGTCATATCATCAGATAGATATGAAAACTCTATCTCCCCATTATTGTGGAAGTTTCCAAGTGCTACAGTAGGTCCTACAGGTAGAGTTCAAGATCAAACAAGACCGTTTGAGGGAGATCTAATGTATTTCCCACTAAGAGATATTATATTTGAAATCAAGTATGTAAATGATATTGAAAATTTCTACATGCTGAGAGATACCTACACATATGAACTAACCTGTGAACCCTTCGAATACGAGGATGAGGTTATTGATAGTGGTATTAGAGTAATTGATGATGACTTTGAGACTGCTGGTTATAACGTAACCATGATCCTTGGAGATGCAGGAGCAAGAGCAACAGCATCAGCTGGTATTGTAAATGGTGGTATTCATAAGATTGATATTGTAAGTGGTGGTACAGGATATACTAATGCTCCGACAATTATTATAGAACCACCTGTAGGTGGTGTACCTGCTACAGCAGTGGCAATCACATCTACGACAGGAACTCGCAACTTTAAGTCATTACGAGTCGAGAGTATTCAGATAACAAATCCTGGTGCAGGTTATACTTTTGTACCTAGTGTTCAGTTTATCACTGAGGATGGTAAAGGAACAGGAGCATCTGCGATAGCTGGAGTTGGAACTGTTGGTGTCATAGCACCTATTACAGTCAACTTCATAGGTCAAGGATATTTCACACCACCAACTGTGACATTCAACAATGCACCTGCAGGTGGGTTTACAGGAGTTGCAACTGCAACTATCAATACAACAACCAATCAGGTAAGTGGAATTATCGTGACAAACGCAGGTTACGGTTACACTGTTGCTCCAACAATCACTATCGGTGCTGCATCAACCATAGGTAGTGGCACGTTTACATATGGTGAAATTATAACTGGTGAATCATCACTCACAACTGCGTTTGTAACTAAGTGGGATACTGCCACAAATACTTTATTAGCAAGGAATTTATCTGGAGACTTTGCTGTTGGTGAAAATATTGTCAACGTTGGATATGGCACTGCTGTATACACCCTAGATAGTATTGACTACAGTGATGATGATGCTTATGAGACTGGTGATGAGATAGAAACTCTCTCCACATCAAGTATCTTAGACTTTACAGAAAGAAACCCATTTGGTGAGGTATAATGTTAGGAACCTATTTCTACAATGAGACGATAAGAAAGACAGTAATAGCTTTCGGAACACTATTCAATAATATAAAGATAAAAAGATTTGCTGCAGATGGAAAAGCAATCAGTCAAATTAAAGTGCCTGTTGCTTACGGTCCTATGCAGAGATTTCTTGCAAGAATAGAACAGCAAGGAAACTTTGATGACAACGTTGCTATTACATTACCAAGATTATCTTTTGAGATTACATCATATGCTTACGATCCGAGTCGTAAATCATCACCGATTACTAAGTTTACGGGTAAAGGATCAGATAAAACTAAACATAAAAAAATATTTCTTCCAGTTCCTTACGAGATAGGATTTAGACTTAGTTTTGCAACCAAACAACAAGATGATGCTTTACAAATCATAGAACAAATATTACCACACTTTCAACCATCATTTAATGTCACCGTCAATATGTTAGAAGGTGTTGAAGAGAAAAGAGATGTGCCTTTCACACTTTCTAATGTATCATTCGCTGATGAATATGAGGGTGATTTTTCTACCAGAAGATTTATACAATATGATCTTGATTTTGTTGCTAAGACATACTTCTACTCTGAGATACCTACAGACGAGTCTGGAATTATCAAGAAGGTACAAGTCGATTACTCTACTGCTATCAGAGCACCGAGGGCACAGAGGTATACAGTGGTGCCACAGGCAGTCAAAGATTATAATGATGACACTGCAACTACACTTACTGCTGAAGTGACAACAAAACAAACTCTTGTATCAGTATCATCTGCTGCATCACTAACTGCTAATACATACATCCAAATCAACTCTGAAGTCATGAGAATCAGAGAGATCAATGGAACTAACTTATTAGTACAGAGAGCACAGTTTGATACTAAAATAGCAGAGCACTATTCAGGTGCTGTCATCAGTCAAGTAGATGCACAAGATAACGCTTTGATAGAGGTAGGTGATGAGTTTGGATTTACAGAGAGTAGGTCATTCTTTGATACTGATGGACAAGAGTACAGCACAGTTTCAGGCACTGATATCTAAATAATTATTAATATACCAAAATCCTCCAAATATTTGTCCTGTCATAATTTGGAAAAAGAATGTCAAACTCTTATGATGCTATTGATAAAGCACTAGATGTGAAGTCTGAAATAGTACGTGAAAAGAAAAAACTAAGTCAAAGATCTAGTGACCAAGACGATCCTACAAAGGATTATGAATATAGTCGTGGTCAATTATATAATCTTGTAGAAAAAGGTCAAGAAGCAGTCAATGGCATACTTGATGTATGTCAAGACTCTCAGCACCCAAGAGCATATGAAGTAGCAGGTCAGTTGATCAAGCATGTAGCAGACACAACTGATAAGTTGATCGATCTACAAAAGAAAATGAAAGATTTGGACGAGGATAAATCAGGACCTAAGAACGTTACCAATGCTATGTTTGTAGGCAGCACTTCTGATCTTCAGAAAATGTTGAAGCAAATGGGCAAGGATAAATAAACACATGGAAAACATCAACGAAGCACCAGCTGTTGCTGCAGCAACAAAAGTTGTAGCAGGTTTAGCAAAAGCAGGTGCCAAAGCAGCAGCAAAAGGTGGTAAAGTAGCAGCAAAAACGTCAAAGAATGTTGGCAAAGCTGCATCAAAAATGAAGCGTCCAAACATTAGGAGTTATAAAGACCCTAAAACTGGTAAGGTCAACTTGGATAAGTATCGCTCTGATCAGGCAGCGTATAAGAAAACAAAAAAAACACCTGACATGTCAAATGTCAAACAAAA